GGCATTCAAACCAGAAGCGATGAACAAAATCGCCAAGAGCATGGGCTATACAGGCAACATGGGCGAGTTCCAGAACTACATTGAACAAGACCCTGCACGTCAGGCACGTATGGAGCAGTTTAAAAATGCTGCTGTGCAGATGGCAAAGGGTGGTGTAGTGAAGATGCAGACGGGTGGTACGCCCAAGAATGTGCAAGAAGCCAGTGTGCAGCGTATGTTTGATCCTGCATTACCTCAAGGTGGTGTCACCGTAGCTGCAACAACTCCCTCTGAGGCTGGTCAATACATTTCACCGCAAGTAGGCACTGTAACTGGCACAACGGCTGTTCCCACAGCTATGGCTACGACATCCCAAGCTGCTCCTGTACAAGAAGAACAGGCAGCGCAAATGCAAGCCGCTACAGCCGCACCAGCCGTGGATGCTGCAGTTCAGGCTACACAGGCAGCGCAAGGTACTGTAGACCCCCGTGCGCAGGTCACAGCGGCCCAGCAAACGGCATCTAGTGTAGGCAACGTCACTGCCGCACAGGGCAATGCCATCCTAATTGACAATCCTGTGCAGAGGCAAATTCAACAGGGGGAACTCATCTCCGGTGCCGCTGATGCGCAGACTGCTGCACAGTTTACTGAACAGGTACAAGCTGCAGAGGCCACTCCTTCTACACAAGCTACTGTTCAAGGTCAGCTTGCCTCTCTCACTGCAAACTTTGATACTAAGAATCCACCTGCATGGGCTGCTGGCGCACTTCGTAGTGCGACACAAGAAATGGCTGCACGTGGACTTGGCTCAAGTAGTATTGCAGGTCAGGCAATTGTACAGGCAACTCTTGAGTCAGCACTTCCTATTGCACAAGCTGATGCATCTACCATTGCACAATTTGAGTCGCAGAACCTATCCAACAGGCAACAACGTGCCATGCTTGCTGCACAGCAACGTGCAGAGTTTATGGGTATGGAGTTTACGCAGGAGTTTCAGGCTCGTGTGCAGAACGCTGCAAAGATCAGTGACATTGCCAATCAGAACTTTACAGCAGAGCAGCAGGTGCAGCTTGAGAACAGCCGCATTGCTAACACAATGAACCTTAACAATCTGTCTAATTCACAGGCTACTGTGATGGCAGAAGCTGCCGCACTGGCACAGATGGATCAGTCAAATCTGAATAACCGCCAACAAGCTGCGGTGCAGAATGCTGAAACATTTTTGCAGACAGACATGGCAAATTTATCTAATCGTCAGCAGACTGACTTGTTTAAAGCACAGCAACGTATCCAAGGGTTGTTTACAGATCAAGCTGCAGAAAATGCCGCACGTCAGTTTAATGCAACAAGTGAAAATCAAGTTAATCAGTTCTTTGCAAACCTTGCATCTCAAACGAGACAGTTTAATTCTGCACAGGCGAATGCACAGTCACAATTTAACGCAGGTCAGGTAAACACTGTAGAGCGTTTTAACGCAGAGATTAACAATCAGCGTGATCAGTTTAATGCACAGAATCAGCTTGTGATTGCACAGGCAAATGCACAGTGGCGTCGTCAGATTGCTACAGCGGATACTGCTGCTGTGAACAGAGCAAATGAACTAAATGCAAATGCCGTGTTAGATATTAGTAAAACGGCTTATGCCAATCTGTGGCAACACTATTCTGACACTATGGAGTGGGCATGGAAATCTGCAGAGGGTGAACTTGATCGCATTACCAACATTGCAATCGCAGAACTTGATGCAGACGCTACTGCTGCTCTGGCTGCAGCTAATAAAGGCTCTGCTGCTAAAACAGCAATTGGTGGCATTATCGGTCAACTTGGCGCAGCAGCAATTGGTAAATGGTGTTGGGTTGCACGTGAAGTGTACGGCCCAGCAAATATAGATTGGATCAGATTCCGTCTTTGGATTACTAATGATGCACCTAAATGGTTGCATTGGTTATATGGTGAATATGGTGAGCGTTTTGCCCGTTATATCTCTAATAAGCCGAAGATGAAAAAAGCTATTAAGTTTATGATGGATAAAGCAGTTAGGAAATACAAATGATTACTAATCCAGCTACAAATCTTATGCGGTCTTTTTCTCGTATTCCCGACATTACAAAACAAAAACAGACACCAGATCGTGGTCTTCTTTCGCCAATGCGCAATATGATGCGCAACGGTAATAATTCTATGAAAGAAGCAAAGCCATTGGTAGATGCTGTCAAAGCGTATCAACAAATTCGTAATGACCGTCTTGAAATTATTGACATGAGAAAACGAAATGGAAGTAACTGAACCTACATTCAATCGTCCTATTCCGGGTGAGGGTCTAACTCACGAACTAGGTGCTAGGCCGTGGCAAAATCCTCCGCAGTTTTCTACTGTGGATGAAACTGTTTCATATTATCTAGCACGTATCGGACAGGACGAGTTTGCAAAGGGGCTGATTAACGTCATTGAAATGGGCGTTCCGTTGACTGTGCTTGCTAACACCATTCAACTTTCTGGTGTGATGGAAGGAAAACATTCTGTTGATGTAGGTATTCTTATTATGCCAGCATTGATTGAGGCAATGAGCCTGATTGCTGACTCTGCCGGAGTTGAATATGACACCGGAATGAAAGAAGAGTCCATGCTGCCTGATCAATTGGCGCAGCGTGTTGCAGCAGATATGTCTGCACAGGATGAAGCACCTGCTATGGAAGAGCCGATGCAGGAAGAGATGCCGGTCATGCAAGAGCCGCAGCCTGAAGGCGGTCTTATGTCGAGGAGAGTGTAATGCCATTTGCTAATTTGGGAAATCTTCTTGGTGATCTTGACTTTTGGGGTGGTGTAGCAACAGGGTTCGGTGAAGAAACTCTGCGCCAAGAAGACCGTAGAGATAAAGACATTCGTGAACTCCGTAGATTTGGTATGGAGCGTGGTCTACAGATTTCCGAAGACAATACAGAAGTCCTCAATGCTGCAGAAGATCAAGTCAAACAGTTAGCTGCATTGGTAGCTGGTGATAGGTCTGCTAACTCTCCAGAAGCAATGGAAGCAGCATTTTATCTTATTGAACAGAATGGTGGCGTTGCTGGCGCAACTGCTATTGCGCGTAGATATAACGAACAATTTTCTTCATTTGGAATTGATCCAATTACGGAAATGGGTCTTGAATCTAGAACTGATTCTGCAACAATAACTCCACGAGAAATTGCTAGTACCTTCACAAAACTAAAGCCTCTCCCAAACATTTCTCAGTCGCCTATAGGAACACAGCAAACTGCTCTTGATGTTATTTTTGGTCGTAAGTCGGCAGAAGAAATAGTTGGAGAAGAAGTGACAGGAATGTTTGGTACAACTGACCAAACTTCTGCAGCCATATCTCCTGTATCTGCTGACCCTACGGATGAACGCTTTATTATTGGTAGCAATTATACTGTTGAAAAAGGAACTCTTCTAGCTTTACAAGCAGAACACCGTAGAGTTCCAGAACAGAATAGAGATGAAGAGTGGAAGCGTACAGATAATCTTATTCGTGGTCGCTTAACACTTTTACGAGATGCTACTAAACCTGAAATGGGGGAAACTCAAAGAAGAACTACTAAAGGCTCTTTGCTTTCTGCGCTTATGGCATCGTATAATCTAAAGGCCGATTTTGATAATAATATGATGTATAGAGACGCCGGTACACATTCAAGCATTTACCGAAAGGCTGACAAAGCGGTTGCTCGTATGACTACTTTGCTTTTAGAAGCGGTAAATAATGGTTATGTGGGTATTGGCCCAGAAGGAGAACGGTACGATCCTCGTGAGTTTGTTGAAAGTTTTGGTGCGGTAGACGGAAAACACATCATAAAAGTTATACCTGAAGACGGTGATCCCTATCTTTCTGTCGGTGAAGCTGTCTTTGCTCCCGCAGACATGGCTACTAAAGAATGGGAAAATTCTGTCGTTCTTGGTGGTGGAACTACTGCAGGTACCGTTGTACCGACTCCACCGGCTGTAGGTGGATCAAATAACGCTGCCAGTGGTGCGTCTGCATCTGCAGCAGCTACAGGGCCAGTAATTCCAGACTCGCTTATGACAGGTCTATTGAGCAATATGCCGGGACAACAAAACGCAAAAGGCAGCACCAGAAATGCTAATGCAAATGGAATTATGACTATAATTAGGAGAAATAACGCCGGTAAGAGCCAAGCAGAATTAGAAGCTATTTTTAAATCCTCTACAGGTGTAGATTGGGCAGAAGCGAGTAAATAATGTCGTATCATCTTTACAATGGTGAAGACCTCAATAAAGAGGTCTTGATAAATGATGACAACTTTCTTTCTGACGCTGCTGTATTTTTAGGTGAAAGAGAGGGGTTTTCCTCAACAGAACCGGAAGAAATATACGACAGGTTTCTGGAGCATTTCCGATACCAGAACGTAAACGAGGTCACGGCAACACGTGATCTTTTTTATGCGCAAGACGCAGATGATGAGGGCAAGGCTCGTATGGGCCGTCTCATGGATACGTTTGATCGTATGGACACAGAGTTTGGTTTTAACGCTGCTCAAGACTACTTGGGTGGCGTATTTACTGCTCCCTCCACTTATGCCGGTATGTTTTCATTTGGCACAGGTAAGGCTGCAGCTTTGGCAGGGCAACAAGGCATTAAAATTGGCCTTCGTCAGATATTGAAGCGTGGTGCTGAAGGGGCAGCTTTACGGGGTGCAGGATTGAGAAGTGCCGCTGGTTCTGCTGCAGTCGATGTACCATTTGCTGCTGGAACAGTTCTCGCTCAAGAGCAGACCCGTGTAGAAACAGGTCTACAAGAAGAAGTAGACATGACTAATGTTGGACTAGCTACTGCTCTTAGCGTGGGGGCGTCTGGAACAATTGGTGCTGTCACAGGAGTGAAGCGTGGCCTAACTAGAAACAAAGCAGAAAATATTCGTAAGGTTGCTTTGGAAAAAGAAAGAGTAAACGTAGAAGCGGCTCACAAAACAACTACATCTAAAACATTTAAAAGCACGAAAAAGAGTACATTCAACAGCAATAGCACCGTAGGAAAAGATGCAAAGCAATTTGCAGATACCATGAAGATGGCATTAGATGAGACCATCCCAGATAAACTGGCAGAAGGTAAGTCTCTACGTATGCGTCTTGGTGGCCTTGAAACAAAAGAAGTAGAAAACATTGCTGGTGCCGCTGCTGAATTGGTTAATAAAATTAAACCTCTGGGCAAGGTTAGTAAAACAGGCAAGATAAAAGAAGAAAGAATGTCTTCTCGTCTTGCTCGTGGCCTTGCAGATGGAGATATTTCAGAAGCAGAAGTGGCAGACATCCTAAGTAAATATAATGTCTCCATGAGCCAACTTTCTGCACTCTTTGCTGAACGTCTCAGTTCTGCAGGTAGAGAACTTGGTGCAGTTGGCCGTATTGCAAAAGAAGAAAGAAAAAAACTTTTATCTGAACTTACTGAAGTAGATCAGAGGCTAATGAACCTTGGTAGTATTACCGAAGGTGCTAGACAAAGATTAAAAGAAACACCAGTTAGAGGTAAGGATTCTAAGGTAGCAAACCTGTACCACAACTGGTTTAGTCTTCCTACAATTAACAAGGCTCGTATTGGTCTTATGACTGTTCAGCTTGCTACGACGGCACGTAACACCACAAATGGTTACATGCGTAATTATGTTTACGCTCTTGATAACCTTGGTGCGGGTCTTGCTAATCTGGGTTATGGCTCTGCTTTGAAGATTGCTGGACTAACAAACAAGCAACTTGCAGATGAAGGAAGTCGTGCAGTTAAAATGGGCGTGGCTCAAATGCGCACGGGTGCTGATGCAGCGTACATGAAAGACCTTTGGCTGGGTACAACAACTGCAGAGACTGCTGCATTAGATTTAATGTTCCGTGACCCACGGTTTAAAAAGTCAAACTTGGCGAAAGAAATATTCCGTGAAATGGGCGACATTGGTGAATTAACAGGTGAAGAAGGTGGACTTCTTTGGGTTGCTCGTAAAGCAAACTACCTAAACACTATGTCAGATAACATGTTTAAACGTGCTATTTTTGCCCGTGAGATTGATAAACAACTTCGCGCTGCTGGTGAAAAAGGTGGATTAAAAGGATTTTTTGATCGTAATTATTTAGACCCTGCCAACGCTAAAAAGTCACAAGGAATGTTTAGTCAAATTGATGACGAGGCAATTGGAAAGGCTATGGAAGAGGCTCTTGCCTTTACATATCAAACAGGAAAGTTTCAAGGTAAGACAGGTAACTTTAACAAAATAGCTGATACTTTTATTTCTGTGGCGTCAAATAGTGTTCTTGCCTCCCAAGCAGTACCGTTCCCACGGTATCTGATTAACCAGTTTATCTTTACATACGAACATATACCGATTTTAGGCATGTTTGATTTTGGGACTGGTATTCTTCAGAAACAAGGCGGAAAGAAGGCAGCGTTTTCCGAAAGATTTGGTAAGTCTATCAGTGGACTTGCTACTCTGAGTGCTTTTTTTGCCGTACGTAATCAGTTCGGTGATGAAACTACAGGGCCGTATCAATATTATGACCCTACTAATCCCAATAAAACTATTAAAGCAGAGGCAAATTTAGGCCCATTCATGGGCTTTGCTATGCTTGCTGATCTTATATATCGTCACTCCGGCCCCAACAAAAAACCTATGTTTGGTGTTGTAGAATTGCCACAGTTACATGATAACGAAAAAGTAGCAGTAGACATTCCATATAACGTAAGGGAGATTGCACAAGCATTTACTGGCGGTCAGGGCCGTGCTGGTGTCGGACTTGATATTATGGATGGCATTGCTGACTTGGCTGTCAACTATGATTCTGGAGATATTTCAGAACGAGCGTTTTTAGAAAATCTGGCACGTTTTACAGGTAATTTCTTTAATACATTTACTGTCGGCGCAGGAATGTTGAAAGATGTTGCTGGTACGTATGGACTGCCGTTTGTTGACGGTACAGGAAAAGATTATCGTTATGTAAAAGACCAGACATCTGTAGACATGATGGAATATATGTTCAAGCAATCTGCTCGTTCTATTCCACAAACAATTGATGCAGAGAATGGTGATCGCCCACTTGGTAGGCCAACACGCGCAGAGCCAGTTAAAAATGTAAATCCGTTTTTGAAACTAATTACTGGTATTACTGAAGAAGAAGAAAAAACAGAAGTAGAAAGAGAACTTGACAGACTCAAGTTTGACTACTTTGAATTGAGTCCTCGTAGAATTAAACTAGATGCACCGCTTTCTAACGAAGCAAAACTTCGTATGGGAGAGTTTATGGAAACTGCTGTTGCGTCTTATATAGGCAGTTCTGACTATACTAATCTTCCCGGTGATCGTATCAAAAAGACTCTTCTAAAGAGTAAAATAAATCACTTCAGAAATGTAGCCCGTAAATCTGTTCTTGAAGGTGAACTGGATGTTACAACGGAAGCTGGAAGGGTTCGACGTTTCAAAGCTATGTACACAGGACTTAGTTCTGATATCCGTGGCTCTATCAAAGATATTTATTATCAGCATAGCAAAGGTAGAAACTTTGACGAAGATTTGACAGCCGAAGGTGGAGAGCAACTATATGAGTGGGCTATGGCTACAAGAGAAAACTTCGGATCAAAGTTAGATACAAAGGCTCCATTCAACTAAAGGTACTCCAATATACCAATAGCCAAGATAGCAGCGGAGATAGCGTTCAGCACGATAATTGATCTGTCGTGCCACATGAACCCTACCCATGCCCACAGACCCATTCCCACGACGCCCAGAACCATATCTAGTAAGTGGGAATAGTCTGCTGCTCGTATAATTATCGCTGCAAGAATAAAGAAGCTGGCCGTCCATTTGACGTACCAGCTTTTATCTTTATAGGGGGTGACTTTTCTAACGGTTGTCGCCTGATCCACTAAGTGCGCCTCGCTTTTTTCTATCTGCGAGTTTCTCAAGGTTCTTCTCCATTATATGTCCAAGGTTCATGTCTAGTTCATCCGCTAGTACAGCACAGTACCACATCACATCACCAATCTCGTACCCAATCTCAATGCGCTTGGCAAGGTACTCATCCTTTGATGCTCCGTCACGAATGAACTTCTTTACTTTGTTTGCAATCTCTCCTGCTTCACCTGTCAGGCCAAGAGTAAGATACTCCATAGCCTGATGTTTGGGAAAGATTGCTGTCTCACATGCACGAGACTGGTACTCTGCTGCTTTTAAATCACTCAATTGTTTTTCCTCCATCCACCGTTTAGCCTCTAGTTCCAAGTCCATTTAGTTTCTCCAGATTCTCAAAGTATGCGGTGTTCCATCCCCGCTGCCACTCTTTGTGGCCTGTTGTTCCTTTCTTCATTGGATTATCCCACTGATGGTAAAACTTCTTACGCTTGGCTACACGACTAAATGCCGTGTAACCTGATTCAAAACACTCCAGAAGTTTCTCATTCACTACTGGTTTTTTCACTATTCATCTCCTTCAGGCCAGTTGTTGAGGATTGCAAGTCGATCTTCGTGGACAGCCATCTTGTCCATCTCTCCTTGAATGGCTTCCATGATATCTGAATGTTCACCAATACCTGCTGGATTTTTGAAGTATGCCTCAATGTTCATCATGTGTAGATGTACATTTGCTTGGGCATGGTTCTTCAAGACGTTAATCATCTTTTGCTTCATTCTCTTTCTCCTTTTCTTTCTGTTTCATCCACTCTTCGTAACAAGGATGATGAGGGTTGGGATTGTATTGAACCCACCCATCACCACGTTTCCACATCAACTTATCACTACGCTGCGGCAATGTCAACTACCTCACAAACACCAGCCGTACATGCCAACTCTCGTCCACCTGACGTAGTGTCTTCCTTCTCGTAGTCCTGCAACCAAGTCCAGTCTATAGATGCTGGCATACGCTCTAGCATTTCTCCATATTCCTCTACGGTGCAGTCTTGGTACGGGGCTTGCTTGTATGTATGCTCACTGAACGGCAGGAAGCTGATGCCAGACACTTCATCAAAGTGTTCATACACCCACGAGCCTACCTCCATCCACTCGTCCTCTTTCACAGAGATGGTGACAGACGGCTTGTGTTCGCACCAGTGACGTTGATACAGAAGCCACAGTTCAAGCTGCTCAATGGCAGACATGTCGAACCGGGTGACAGCACCATGAGGTGACTTCATTGGAAAGCTAAACACTGTCGTGCTGTCTGGCTTCATCACGTCTGGTTCTGCTGGTATGCCAACACTAACCATGAACTGCGTCAATGGGTCTTTGTTGTCGCCACGTACCGTGCGAATGTAGTACGGGTTGTGACGAGCATGGATACCAGATGCACTGTCTACAAGTTGGGACACAGTGCCTGACGGCTTTACACAGGTGATAGCTGTGGAAATAGGTATGTTAAGTTCAGATGCCAATGCAGCGTTTGTGGTCACTGCTTGTATGCGTAGTGCATTCAACGTGGCACCAATGTTCATACCAAGGTGTGCCGACTTGCCTGACATCATGGCGTTGTCCATGATACCTGTCAGCGATACACCAAGCAGCCGTTCCTCTTCTGTGTTCTTCTGCCACACTTTACGAAGATATTTGAAATCAGTAAGCGTGGACTGGAATGTGCCTAAGATAGTAGCAAGACGAACCTTGTCGGTCAGCGTTTGCTGTGTGTCAGACGCACGTACAACAACCTCTGACAGATTGCAGAACTGATATGGACGCAAGATAATTTCACTACATGGGTTGCATCCGAAATCTTGTTCTGCATCACGACGACCATTTTTAGCTGCCTGTTCCTTTGCTGCCTTACGATTGAAGATACCACGCTCACCAGACTTGCTTTCGTACAGGGACACCCACTCACGCATGAATGTACCCATCTCTGGCTTGCCTTTGTAGGCAACGCTGTTGTTAGCCAGCGCACGTTGCCCCTCGCCTTCCCACCACTGACCTGATTTGGCATGACGCATTTGATCGTCATTCAGGTTGGACAGGCTGATGAGTGCGCTACGTCGGACACCACCTACGACGACAACCTCACCAATCTTACACATTAGATCGTGACACTCAATAGGAAACAGTCTACGACCTGCAGCTTTCTTGAACATATCTACTGTAAAGTTAAATAACTCGTCCAGTGGGGCTGGGCCACTCGCTCGACCACCAAAGGTCTTGAGACGTGCGCCAGCAGGACGAACCTCTGACATGTCCCATTGCGGTATTTGCCCTGCGTACAGGAGAGAGACAAGTTCACGCAGTGACTTGGCCCAGCCCGGACGTGAATCGCCAACTTTGATGACAGTCGTTGTGTCATGCATATCTTCGTTGACGATAGGCAGCTTCTCTGTGTGATGACGCTCAACAGAAAAGCCTACACCAGTGCCACACATGAGGATATACATTGTCTCGTCAAAAGCACGAGGGCTATCCACAGGTACGTAAGAGCAATTATAACCGCCGACATGGCAACGATCCAGTGCGGGACCGGCAGTCATCAATGCTCTCATGCTTGGCATGATGTCTTGATTAAGCACCGCTTCTTCTAATTCACTTCTCAGTGAATCAGAAAGCTTATAGTCATGTTTAGTGACCAGATGCCTAGTAATATAATCAAAGTATCTCTCGACTGTTTCACTCCATGTCTCCCTTCGCTGTTCATCGTCTTTCCAACGAGCGTATCGTGAAAGCGCAATGAAGTTCTGGTAGTCCGTAGGTAAATAGTTGTTCATTTTTATCTCTCCGTTAGTGTTTTGATGTTTCGTATGTCGGCACCGTCAACATCATAGAAGTATTCACAAATGCCGTCTTCAATCTCCATGCCGACATCCCCGTCAGCAGGAATAGGATATTCTTCGGGGTCAATATCTATTGTGATGTAGACCTTAACTCTCATCATAGCAGCCTTCTACTTCCTCTATCAGCTTTCCTAGATACCACTGCGCTTTCTTGAGGTCTTCTGTACCGTTCTTGTAACGGTAACGCCACAGATATTTCATAATGTTACCCTGCAGGTAATGCTCATAGCCATCACCCGTAGCTGCAGCAATAGCATCAATACATTCAATGCCAGCCTTGTTATAATGAGGCGGAGAGTTCACCATATCCGCTTGCTTGTTTTGCTTTGAATAAAACTCATCCATTAACTTCTCCTCATCTGGTTTCAATTCTTCCATCCTATTTCGCATGTACGTTTCGTGTCGCATCATGCATTACCCTTCGTGTTACTTCCAAAGTTCAACTTCACGATGTTGCCATCAGTATATTGAACTTTTGGTTCTTGTCTAGTGGGTACGTCTTCATATTCTGGGCTGTCAATGAACTCTTCAATCTTACCAATCAGGTCTGGATTCTCTTCCATATAAGCAACAGAACATGCAACTACTTCACTGAGATGCATCATAGCAACAAAACTAGCCTTGTCAAGAGGATTGTTCTTGTCCGTAATAATATTTACTTCTAGTTCTCCTGTCCACGCACAGTCATCATCAACGACGGGCTTCAACTGGATGCAGAAGGATGTTGGATCAATAGACATGTTTTTCATCTCCTTTTTACTTTCGTTCCACTAAACTTAATAAACTTGGGGTGTTTATTCTTACCCTTCTCTTTAAGCCAATCTTCTGGAATGATCCTGTCATAGTACCTAAACCCGTATTTGATGCACCACTCTCCGTATGTTGACTTAGCACCCTTTCGTAGCTTTCGTCTACTATTCTCAAAAACAAAGCGAATGTCAAGCTGCGTGTGCTGCCTCTTGATTGCAAGGTGCTTACGCCTATCAGCGGCTGTAAACATTCCCTTTGTCTCAATTATGATTCCGTTGTCCAGCACGAAGTCAGGTGTGTAGGTTCTGTATGCAAGGTCTTCCCATTCAATCTTGAGTTTCTCATAGTCATACTTGACTTTGAGTTCATCCAGATAGATGGACAGCTTGTGTTCTAGTCCGCTACGATACCCGTACTTACGTGCTGCACGGAAGGCTTTATAGTTAGGCACTGTTTAGTTCCACATACTGCACAAGTTTTGGAAACTTGGCCTTTGATTTAGCTTGCGGTGCCTCAATTAGATTGGGCCAACAAGCCTTTCTGAAATCGCAGAAAGTACAGTTTTTGTTTAGAACTTTGTTGCCAGTAGGCTTCTTGTAGAAGTATTCATCTTCCGGTTCAAAGCACCGTTCAAACTCGTTTGCCTCTACCTTCTTTGCGGTTTCTTCAATGTGGGCTACCTCCTTGTCAATGTCAATGCCAGTGGCAGGAATATATTTAAACTTGCCGTTGGCCTTGTTGACTACCCACCAACCACCAGCACGTTTGCCTGTTGCTTTAGCATAGCCAGCAAGCTGTCCGATATAGCCAAAGCCATCACCACTAGAGAGGGAATCGTAGGAGTCAAACTTATTACGATAAGACCAGTCAGACGCAGACTTAACATCATCCACAGCCTCATCAATAACAAGGTCATACGTTCCATTGATTTCTGTACCGTCTGACAGAGTAAGTGTAACACTATCTGAATCTCCATATTCAACTCCTGCTTCTGTAAGTAGTCCCTTGAAGACAGCTTCAACGATGTCTCCAAGCATCATGTTCATTACAAAGTTACCAGATTTAGGTTGCGCTGCCTCTGGCTTGTTCTTTTCAAACCATAGCTGGCAGGTTGGCCTACCAACATTAGACATGCGCAACTTAAAGTCTCTTGGTTCTCTCTCGCCAAACTGACGAGCAAGCGCACCCATGATGTCTAAACCAATTTGTTGTATTGTTTCAGAAGACATGGTGGATTTGCCTTTAGCAGCATCATCCATGTACTTATGCAACGCCAGTTCAGCAGAGTGATTCATTATGCTACCTCACTTTCAATTTCAATGAAGTCTTCTACAAGTTCAGCTTCGTCTTCGGGTACGGCTTTGGCACTTTCTTCTTGACGCTTCATAGCCTTATCGTCCCACTCCTTGCAGATGTAGTCATTGAAGTTCTTTACCCATTCAAGGAAGTTACCAAGAAGTTCTTCGTCCTCTGGTTTTACTTCATGCACAACTGACATGTCAGCCTTACACTTTGGAGTGAAGTAGCTGCTACCATTTGGTAGGTCATTCTTAATGTTCTCAGAGAACACAATGTTGTGCATCAGGGGGAGACGTTCCTGACGGGCAAACACACCCAACTCATCACCAAGAGCCTTGAATGCATCTTTGTTATCAATCTCCCAAATGAAAGGTGTGGTCACTTCGTCCAGTTCATTACCATTTGCATCTACAGGATTATCCATACTTACCACACCAAATACTACACGTACACGCTTAATCTGACGGATCAAGTCCTGCATGTCAGGCGGTAGTGCTTTGAAGTCTTCAATGTACCCAGAAGGCTTGCCGCAATTAAACTTGCCAGTATTGTCTTTCAGGTCAATATTCAGGCTATCTGCCATGATTGTGCGATGGAAGCTACCCTTCGGCTCGTTTGGCTTTGGGTTCTTATTAGCAATGTACCTGCGATACATGAACCGTTGCATGAACGGACGCATGGTCACAGTCTTGCTGTACACAAACTTAGATGAATCACCTTCTATGATCTCAAGGCGAAACATACCACCTTCAATAGTCTCTACATTTGTTAGGCGACCATTTACTTCTGCCTGACCCATGACTGGCTGATGCCAGATGCGCAGACGATTGAGGGTATTCGTTTTCTTGCTAGTCTTGCCGTCATCAGCGATGCCTGTCAGCTTCGCCAAAGCCGCAAAGTTGCCAGCGTTAACATTTATTAGTTCACTCATTATTTCTTTACTCCTTTCTTGAGTTCAAGAGCCATAGTTATATCATGCCACATCTTTCGTGTCAAGCCAGTTAGGACCGATTTTTGCTTCTAAAAGCATCGGAACATTTAACTTGACAGCAAAAGCATTGTTAATCAAGTCGGTAAGATTATCGTTCATGTTCTTCACCAGAGAAATAATTTTTTCTTCTTCCTCTGGGTGAATGTCAATCACCACTGAATCATGCACTGTGTTAACAATGCAACTCTTCATAGTTGACAATCTCTTCTCCATCTCAAGTAACACAACAGGAACAATGTCTGCCGTGGCAAATCCCTGCACGGGATAATTCTTTATCTGTGTAAAGTACGACACAGTGCCGTTCATCTTACGCACGACATTTGGAAATGAATACTGGCGACCTGACGGCGTAGTAATCATCTTAGTTGTCAAAGCCTCTTTAGCCAGTCGGGAATGCCAATCTGCGATGCCCTTATATTTCTTTGTGAAGTGTGTGTAGTATTCTGCCTCCGCTTTTGTTCTTCCATAGCCTGTCGCTCCATATAACGGCGCGAAAGTATGCGCCTTCGCAGTCTGTCTGTCCGTAGGCTGACCAGCATCGGTAATAACTTTAGCGGTGTAACTGTGTACATCAAATCCAGTAGAAACTTCTTCAATTGCAACTCCATCTTGTGATAGGAAAGCAGCGGCACGAAACTCCAACTGTGCAAAGTCGGCTTCCATAATCTTGCCACCTTCCCACCGTGATACGAACACTTTCTTTACAGGGAATGTTCCACCACGTGGCATGTTCTGCATGTTTGGATCAGCACCAGAGAAGCGACCAGTGGCCGTGCGATGCTGTAGGAGACGGACATGCAGTTTACCGTCTGCCTTCCTATAGGTATTTATGCCGTCAACAAATGATGACAGATAAGTATCTAGCGCACTCAGACGCTTTACTTTATTCAAGAAGCTGATTGCTTCCTGCATATCATGATGACGCGCAAACCCTTCAAGTATCTCAAGGTGCGTCTTGCTAGTCGTGAAACCATTAGCACTGACCCACTTGGCATCCGGTGCAGTAAAACGTAGTCCAGCAACCCTTTCAGACTCAACAAACACATACCCATTCCCATCACAAACCTTACATTTGTTTGGCCTTGCATACTTACTCCCATCTTTCCGGGTACGATATACTTTACCTGAACCGTCACAGGTGTGACACTTCTGTGGTTCTTTCTTGTAGACAATCTCGCTGTTCTCTTTCATCACAGCCTTGTACGACTCCTTTGACATGTATGGATCAAAGTTATTTTGCCACATTGCTTTGTCAATGGGCTTGCGACTGTAGATAACTTGAGACAACTGCTCTGGGCTATTTAGATTGACGTGTCGATGACCCATCAACTTATGAACCATAGTTTCCAACTCACCTGTCAGTACCTGCTTCTCATTCTCAAACTCAACACGTACATCTTCCAGCACACTTTCGTTTACCTTGAACCCACGTTGATAAATTCTAGCCAGCACCACAGCAACTTGATTGGACAAGACAACCGTGTCCATGAGACCTGCATACTCTTTGCTCATTAGCTTTGCATACTGTCTGTCAGACAACTCCTGTGTCGCATGAAGGTCAGCTACAAGATACTCCGTCAGTTCATTGTATGGTATGTCTCTGGTACTTACGCCCTGTTTGAAATATTCTTTCAGCGTGTCCTGCTTCTGCCAACTCAGTTCATAGCGTTGCGCACACGCATCAAGAGACAGTGGTTCTTTCTGCCCACGCTGCATTACGTACTCCGCCAGCATTGTATCAAACACAGGCCCATCATACTTGAAGCCCGACTCCCACAACCATACAAGATCATGCGGCGCATTGTGGCATATCAATATGGTAGCGTCATCCAGCATCATCTGCACACGATCAAAGTAATCGTTCTGATTAGGATGATCAGCATGATCAAACGGGAACGTCAGACACTGGCCTTGGTCTGTCAGCATACCCACCATTACAAGTGAATTGGTAGGCTCAAACGGATCAAGGTGCATCTTGCCATCCCGGTGCGTCACCGTGTTTTCTACATCAAGTGTTAGTTTCATTTATCTTCTCCTATACAAAGTTCTCACTGCTGTAAAACTTGAACTGCTTGTTCTTGTTACTAGCCCTATTTTTAACTTGCTTCATGTTAGCTGAAACAGAAACCCAGCGCAAGTTATTTATTGCATAGTCTAGTTTGTCTTCGTTTATGTGATCAACATTGTAGTTGTCTACAGGAAGATCATTCTGAACAAAAGCCATTCCGAAAATACGGTGCGCATATACTCGTTTTCCTTCTACCCCATTATCAATGGTATAGCATGGGTACACAGCCCTACTGCAATTAGGCATAATTATATTACCTGTAGAGGTGTTTAGAATATAGGGAAAATCATACCTATCTTCATACATAGGTAATGGATGTGTTCCACCAGTAGAATGAATAATGTACTTTCCTTCAGGTACAGAGTTCAAGAAGTCTGATGTTCTATTCAGGTCTATTCGCCTCTGTCCCTTGTCACCAAAGTAGATGGCTATCTTTGATAAGTCCAATGTCTGTTGTTCTGACATTTTCTTTTCCAAGATAAAGAAATCTAACTGTTTCATACCATATACCTCCCTGTGCGGTAATCTAGTTCACATGTTACTAGCCCATGCCACCCACTTAGCTTGTTCTTTACAACATTTATGTGCCGCTGCAAATCCTCTGGAGTATTTGGATCATCGTCTTGCTTGGCTGGGTTCTTTGCAATCAGGATCATAAGGTCAGCCTCTGCCGCCTTACCGGTGCGTGACCCCTCCATCATTGCCTGATTGAGAATGACCTTGCCCTCTGCCTCTGCAGAAAGCTGTGACATATAAAATACGGCACACTCATGCTGTTTTGCAATCATACGTGCATGTATCGCATTGGCCTTGAGTGCTTCATCAGGACGAGCAAAGCCACCCTGCCGTGCAAACTTATCGCCCATGTCAAGAAGAATAACATCAGGCTTGTATGTCTTACAGACTGACTCAACCCATGACATGTCACGACCTGTAGCATCCTTGATTTTGATACGCTCTTTGATGGGGGCGTACAGGTCACGAGCCTTGCTGGGATTGTTCTTGATCTCACGCATGGTCATGCCGGTGGCTGCTGTCAGATAACGTGCGCCGACACGGTGACTGCCTTCCTCGTTACAAAGGATAATACAGTTGGCACCCTGTGCTGCCATACCACCGGGGCTGGCAATCAAACTGGCGTGGAACGATGTCTTACCAGTGTTGGGACGTGCGCCAATCTCAATCAAGTGTCCAGCATTGACGCCTTCCACATGTCCTGCAAGCGTAGGAATATTGAACGTCCAACGTGCCTCAAGATCGTTCTTGGTAAGCAGCGTGTCTATGTCGATGTCATCCCACTCCACATTCATGTCAGGCAGGAAGTCATCGTTGTATTGCTCAAGCAGCCGTCTCAAAGACTCCATGCTGCTCTGATCACCATTGACGTACTCAAACCCCAACTCTGCAATGTCTGTGCCTACAACCTGTTGAAACAGCTTGGACAGCACCTCCTGTGCCACGTCGCTGCCCATAGGGCTTTCCTTCTTGATATTGTTGAACACAGCAGAGTATGCCAGCTTGTTTGATGGCGTCAGTGTGGGATTGTTAGACAGGAACAATGCTTCCACTTCCTCTGGTGTCACTGTCCGTTCATAGCGATCCATTGCTATGTCAATGGTCTTCTTGATCTTGCGGTTCTCTGGATTAAACAACCTGTCAGGACACTTGGCACCACGATGTGCATCGTAGAACTCCTTGTCCATCAGGCTCCTTATAATTGATAATTCCATTACACTTCTCCTTTGTCTTGAAATAGATGCATCTTCTGTACATCCACGGGGTTACGGTATTTTATGTCGTAGTTCAAGCGCAGCACTTTTACATTCCTCACGTGACCACGCAACTCTTTGGCATACTGTAGTGTCTTCGGCAAAGCATCGGGGTCTAGTGCCATGACGGCTGTCGAGAACTGCGAGAGATACCCTTTATGCGATTCAGAGAGGGAAGTTCCAAGAATCGCAACCCCGACAAAGGAATCGTACTCACCAACAACGACTGCACTCACGCAGTCCTCAACAACCACAGCGACATTACCACGTCCATGAACAAATGGCAAGCCACTATTTCCATATCTTTTCCACTTAGGTAGCTTACGCCCCAACGCACGACCTGTTGCATCTACTGGTGTATTAGCGTGATAACACACGAACACAGCCCTATGTTCTTTGACATCGTACATGAGATTGTCTGGGTCAATACCCCACGTATCTGCGTACTCTAACACAGCAATACGATTGTCATGCGGCACAATGAACTCCGGCAGTACAAAATCATTTGTCACAGGTGTGACACTTTTCATCCTACGAATATCCTCTACAGATAAACGAGAACGAACAGAACCACTAACACTACAAGAGGCTTTGTAACAATTCCACAACAAAGACCCCATGTTATTGGTAGCAGTAAATGTCTTGTACGACTTACAGACAGGACAGTTGAGCCTACGAGACTCACCACTGGCAATACCTAAGTCTTCTACAAATGTACGTACATCCATTACATATCTCCATTATATATGTTTATATATAGGTCCGTTGGGCAATCACGATGTTTAAATATCATGATTTTTACGAGCCGTCAATGCTAAATCTGCACTGGTGAAAGTATTTTTCATGTACGGCTTCACACTCTGTGGGTTAGCATGTCCTGTAACCGACATAATTTGTGCCATACCGACACCAGCATCAACCATTTCCGTTGTGCCAGTTCGCCGCAGGTCAGATAGTCGCAGTTCTTCTGGTAGACCAGCCTCACGCATGATCCTACGTGCCACTTTGGGCAAGCGGTGCAATGAGTAAGGATGATAAACACCCCGAATAGGCTCTGTCATTGGTGCAACGTAGGGTTGAAAGCCAAAGTCTTGCTGCTGTTGTGCCAACATCTCTAACAAGTCGTCGGATACAGGCAAGAAAACCTCTGCCCTACGCTTTGACTGCTCAATATGTACACGGGACTTATCAAATTGTATAGAATCCCATTGTAGCATACGCATGTCACCCAAACGCTGGCACCACTCGTATGCCATCTGTGCTATTAAACCCACATTGCGGGTGCTGTAGTCGCCATAAGCGGTGTTCAGGAAGGTCTGTACCTGTTCCTTACTCCACACCGTCCTACGGGGCTTTACAGAGCGTTTCTTGACAGCCAAGAATGGATTCACCAACACCATCTCCATATTTAACCCGTGATTAAACAGGATGCGAGAGGAAGACAGCACATGATTAGCAAACTGTACCCCCCTCTCACACCACTGGTTGTCGGCCAGCTTAACCAGACGGGATGACACTTTGTCACATTGTCTATCCCGAATGGATTTGCTGTCGATCACAGTGTCGAGCATGATACCAATGTGGTATTGATACTGTCTCTTAGTTTCTTCCCGTAAGTTATTGAACTCATAGGAAGAATAGTAATC